GTAATCACCAACGAACTTCACCGTTGCTGTACCAGCCTGCGCCATGTCTCACCTCCTTACTTGCCTCGAACACGCTTCACGAAGTCACTCAGACTCCGTGTATTTCGCACCTCGCCCCGCTCCTTGTGAAGCAGCGCGAACGCGCCACCGTAAAGCGGCAGCGCCCGGACCAGCACAAACAAACGTCGCACACAGGTCCGGTCAAGTTCCACGGACAGATCCAGTCCGTAAAACCTTTGAAAATCAGCCTCCGCAGCCTCCAAACCCTCAGGGTTCAGCCAGCTGCGGAGGGCGACTATTTCCCCGTGTCAACCCCGTACTTGCCGATAATTTCGTCAACCAGGGCCGCACCCTCGTCTACGTCCAGGCCGAGCGCCCAAACCTTCTCGGCCTGCTCCGGCCCGAGGATCGCTTCGAGCAGCGGCGCAACGTCAACGTTGTTTTCGCTGACGTACCGGACCGTGACGAACGGGAGCTTTGCGGGAAGCTTGAGCGTGAGGTCTTTCACCTTCACGCTCTTGCCCTTAGCGGTAGCCATCAGGAGAACTGAACGTCGTCACTGATGAAATTGAAAGCGTCACCGCCAGCGGTCGGCTTCAGCGCCCGAAGGGTGATCGGCATCGTTGCCGCAGCCGCGTTCGTGATTCCAGTCTCGACGGAACCATCAACTACACACCGGGCACATGTGACACGCAGGTTGATGTCTCCATCCTCGATGTCCGCGACAAGCGCGTACTCGCTGATGTCGTCATCCACCTCGGGCGGACTGTACTTCCACATTCCACCCACGTTTGTCCAGTCACCACCGCCGAAAGCGAGCGCCATCGTTTCATCGTTCCACTGCATGCAGTTGAACGAGAACGTGAACGCCTGTGCGGTCTTGATGCGACGAATCTCCTCAAGCGACTGATGGGCAGTAATGCCCTCCGTGGTCGCCTCGAAGTTCATCTGAACACCATCAGTTGACGTGTATCCGAGATCGACAAACGACGCGCTGGGCGCGGCGAGATTGGTCGGAAGCGCGGTGCCAGACGGGGCCAGATAAATATTCAGCCCTTTTCCGACAAATACTTCCGCAGCGTTCTGAGTCATGGTTGTTTCCTCCTTGCCCTGAGGGCAGGTTGTTTATGGGTTCCGCCCTCGGGCGGCTGCCCCAATCAGGGGCGGGTGGTTACTCTTCGGTCAGGTCAAATCCGGCACGACGGACACCGGTCCGCAAAGGCGCATAAGGTGGGTTGTTCTTGCTTCCCCACTCGTCAATGTGGCCGCCGTGGTTGTGATTGACGATGTACGTGTCACCATCTATTTCTTCAACCCGAACGTCAGCTTTGCCGCCCCTTGCGGGCATGATGTAATGCTGAACGCTGTTTGCCTCGTCGGCGGCCTGTTGCGCCGCTTCGCGCATCGCCTGCCGGTACGGGTTCTCGGACATGAGTTCCGCAATGAAATGAGGGTTAGGAATGAACACAGAGTTCAACCTCCAGGATGTAACGCTGCCGGGCCGACTCGAAATCAAGATCGGGAATGCGACGGGGCCCGCGAATCTCCACGCTGGTAACAACCCCTTCCGGCAGGTCCACAACCGGAAGCTGACGAAGTGCGGCCCGCACCTGATCGCACAGCGCCTGCGCCTCACCCTGCCCGGAGGGTCCGTCCGACCCTGCATAGCAGTCGAACTGCACGAAATGCCGAAGCAGACGATCCGTTGGACGGGACCGATCATCGGTGTCCAGCAAGGTCACCTTCACCCACGGTGAGCCTGTTGAGGTTGGGGTTTCCCCAACGATCCGTTCACCCGTTTCCGTTTTCAGATAGGCGGTCAGGACCTTCTCAATGTCAATCACGACGCGTCCTCCGCACCCGACACGCGACGGCACCGAACCTCCACATGGGAGAACTCGCCGGTACGCTCGTTCCGTACCGGCCACGGATCCCCATCCACCTCATATTCGATCCCGTCCACGATCACCCCGTCACCAGAACTCACGTCGGACCCGGCTGGAAGGAACAGATCACATATCGAATCGGCAAGGTTGTTTTGCGATTCATTTTCACCGGTCGCGGCTTGCCGTTGGAACGCACAAACGGCCGGCAGTGTCGTTTCCGTGACTGTCGCGTTGCCATAGTCATCCTCACCGGTTGAGGCGCGAATGAGCAGGGTACAAGGACGGTTCAGAAGACTGGAAATCATGTGACCTCCTTCAAGAGTTCACGCATCCGGTGCGGGTCTGTTGCCGCGTTCCGGTAGCGGCGGTAAAGCCCCCAGGACGCTTCCGATCCCTTCCGGCGGCTCACACGCGGCTCGGGCGGGTGGTAAAGGTGAACAAGGTCAGCGTTTCCGCGCCACGGCGGTCCCACAAGGCAGGTCAACGCCACCGCCCACGCTTCGTCCTCCTGACCCCATCCAACGAACCGGGGATCAAGCGGAACATTCAGCAGCGTTTCCCTTGGGGCAACCACGAAACCACCACCGGGGAACCCCCGGTACGGTCTCCGGTCGAACGGATGCGCGTACTCGCCGGTTGACATGAACAGTTCCGTTCCGGCCTTGGTCAACCTGCAAACCTTGCCGTGCGGGATCGCCCATGCCGCCCCGTCCTTCACGGCCTGGATCGCGGCAAATAGCCCATCTGTGACGCAATCCGCGTCAGCCACCACGACGATGTTGGCGCTCGATGCTTCAACGGCAGGGCGAACCGCCCTCGCTTTCGACCACGGCCCGACTGTCGCGGAAATCGTGACCGGGTATTCGGCCCGGTCAAGAATGAACTCAAGAGCACGCTCCCGATGCTCGCAACACCCGGCAAACGGAACTACGCATTCGACCATTCGGCCTTTGCCTGCTCGAACATCATTCGGTCGTGATCCCAACCCTGACGGTTACCCTTACGGTCCGTGTCGTCAAGTTCGCGGGTTCCCCAGTCAGGATGCCGGTGTTCAATCACCGCCCCTTCCGCCCACGCAGCCACCCCGCGATGCTCCGCCAGCTGCCACACTTCGGTTTCGCAGAAATTGTGTTTCAGTTCCGGACGGAAAACAACACCCGGTCTCTTCCAAACACATCCCGGCTGCTCAATGTAGGACCGCCGGATAACCGGCATCGTCGCATGGGTTCGGTCGGCTGTAGCCGGGGTAGTGTCATCCGTTCCCACCACATGCACATCAGGGTTCTCAAACTCGGCAAGGACCGCCTCCAACCATCCGGGCCGAAACCACACATCATCCGCGGTCGGAAGGATGAACTCGTCGTTCGACGCCCGGTATCCAGCGTTCGTTTTCACCGGATATGTTCCATCGCACAACACGTAACGGCAAAACTCGGCTTCCTTCACCGCCTGGCGACTCTCGGCGTCGTAATGATCGAGCACGAAAATCAGCGAGTAGAGCCCTGCGGGTGTGGTATCCGCAATGTTCGACGCAAGCGGACCGATGGAAGCTGGCCTCCCGAGGGTCGGCACCAGAATGCCTATCTCCATGCTGCCCCCAGAATCCACCGGTGCCATTCGTCCCGTTCAGCGATCGGCATCGCATTGTTACGACTTCCCTCTGAAATCCAATAGCGGTAGATAGCCTCCGGGCAGGGTTGAATGTTTGCCCCAGCCCTCCAGCAGCGAAGCCATAGGTCGTAATCCTCATAGACCGGAATGTCCCGCCAGCCGCCGATATCACAAAGCAGACTGGTTTTCGCCATCGCCCCAACGGTGATCCAGTTGCCATCGTTCAAGCAATCCCCCCGGCAGATATGCCGGTGCCGATGAACTCTGGGCATGTAAATGCGGGACCTTGGTTTTCCGTCCCGCACCCTCCGGACAGACGGGGCCCTTACGTCACCGGTTCCGGCAAGCATCGCCTCTACATAACCGGGCTCGAGTTCATCGTCCGCATCAAGGTAGATCAGAAACTCGGAATCGCAATCCGCCAGCGCCTCGTTACGGGCCTCCGCGAGCGACGTGCCATGCACCATCATGACTGACACGTCCTGCGCCTCGGCGGACGGGAGAGCGCGTTCACGGGCCAGCCGTTCCCACTTCTCGTCACCAAAGGTGCAGATGGCGATACTTACCGCCATAGCCGCCTCCGTCTTCTGAACATGCGGGCGTCAGCGTCCTTGGAGACCAACCCCTTCTCATAGGTTGAATCCATCTCAGCTGTACCGTTGAAGTAATGGCGATGTTCAACTCGGGCATCCGTGGCGATATGAATCACTTCGCGCTTCCTGGCGGTCGCAATGAACTCGTCGTCCACATACTGGTGCCCGTAGCTTTCACAGAACGGGCCACGTCCCCCCGAGATCGTGGGAATCAGCGCGTACTCCCGGCACATCAGGAAATGCGGGGCATGATGGCCGACACGGTTTCGTTTCGTTACCTGGTCGGTCACACCCACCACCCGGACCTGCTCGGACAGATGGGCTTTCGCGGCCTCGAACCATCCGGGAATGAACTCGATGTCATCGGCACCGGTGAACACCAAAGGTGACGTGACCTCCCGGACCGCCAGGTTGATTTTCTGTGCGTAGGTGCCGCCCGGGGCTATGAAGTTCGCGCCCTCACAGGTCAACACCTCGAGCTCGTCCGTGTCGTCCGGGTCCGCAATGAAAAGCACATCCGCGCAAGGTGTCGCGGCGGTCGCGGATTCCAGTACCGGCCTGACACGATGCGGCCGGTTGAGAACCGGGATCAGGATCGTGAGTTCGTTCACTCGACGGTCGGGTATATGTCATCCAGGACCGAACCGACCCTTGGAGCATTAATAGTTGATCCGTAAAACGCTTTGCGAAGCAGCCTGATTTCGCTGCCCGTAAGAAGGGTCGCGCTGTCGCTTGACCTGGGGAAAGTCTCGGAGTGCTGGTATCTACCGAGAGTTTCCGACCGGGACGCAACCCCTTCAGGGTTCGCGGCCGCCCTGATCGCGGCGGTCACCGTCACCCCTTTGAACGCGGCAGGCGCAACCGCGAGATCATCGGTCAGGTCAAGCAGCGTGTTGATCTCATCCGACACCGCCTCAAGGATCGACCCGTAACTGGTCGTTTCCTGTGCGGTCAAGCCACGTCCCAGACGGGCCGCAACCTCAGAGGTTGTTGCGTACATGCGCCCTCCTCGATAGACGGAAAGGCACCCCCGGCCGAAACCGGGGGTGCCTCCCAATCAGGAACCGATACCGAAGTCCAGTTCGACGGCACCGCCGACCCGGATCTTCTCAACACCGATCAGGAAATCCACCGAGTAGATGTCCTGCTTCTTGTTGATGTCGTATGCCTTCACGACACGCAGCCCGAGACCCTTGTATCCCGCGACCGCGTACTGGTCGGACGGCAGACCGTCCGGCTTCGCCAGGGTGCGCGACACGAGCGCAACGGCCTGCCGGTGGAAGGCGACACCGTCCGACCCGACCGAACCACCGAACGTCTGTGATTCGTAGGTGTCGAAACCGAACACGCGGCCAAGCGACCCCTCACGGAGAGCGGTCGTTGAACCGGACTTGTCCGCCTGAACGAACAATTCGTCCTGAAGTGCCTCACCGGCAGCTTCCGGGGAAACAACCGCGTACCGTTCGGCCAGTGGCAGATTGTTTCGTGACAGGATCGACCGAGCACCATCGGAGCCGGTGAACACGTCGTTTGCCTTGCTGACAAGGGTGACCTTGCCGCCGCCGCCGCTGTCGTTGGAAGCATCCACGATGGCGGTTCCGAGACGTTCGTCAACCTCCTGGGCGATAGCCTCAGAAGCCGGGGTGATAAGGCGTTCGTCAATCTGATCCAGCTCGAGGGTAAGTTCCTCAGCGGTGATCGGGAACGACACGTCAAGCAGGGTGTCCAGCTGAACCGGAATGCTCGATTCGGTGGCCTCCTGCAGGTCGATGCCTGAGGACCGGCTGAACACCTTCGCGTCGAACGTCGCGGGCTTGCGGACATTCACGGTGTCGCCCTGCTTGCCGGTGAAGTCCTGGTCGTAATCTCGATAAACGAGTTGCGCCAGAACAATGGTGTTGTAAAGGGTGGCGAGTGCCCTGCGGGCAACCACCGTGGGGGTAATGAATGTGTTGGCCATTTCGGGGGCCTCCTTCGTTTGTGTTTCTTGACGGAAGCCGCCCTGCGGCAGCGATAACTACGTTCGGGTTCCTGCCATGCGGCGGGAACGGGAAGGACCAATCAGCCCTTCTGAAGTTGCTTCAAGTGATCTTCAACGGACATTTCTTCGGCACTGGCCGACGAGCCCGCCCCTTTCCCCGCGTCGGAACTGCCGGGGCCGGCGTTTTTCGCAAGATACGGGTCGGATTCCAGAAGACCGGCCAGGGCTGCGTCGATCACGTCACCCTGAATCTCTCCCTCATCGTCGAACACGTCATCCCCGAGATCAAGGAGCTTCGGGGCCAGTGACGGGTTCGCCATTGAGTCTGCTGCCCGCGCCCTTATTTCAGCGGTGAGGATCCGTCCGCGATATGACGCGCTTGTTTCCTCCCGGGCCTTCGCTGCCGCTTCCTCCCGGGCCTCCTCAATCGCTCTTTCGGAGTCCGACTGGTTGGCTTTCCTCACCTCATCGAGCTCTGCCGACAGACGGGCGATTTCCGTGTCCTTCTTTTTCGCGGCCGCCTTCGCGTTCCGCTCATACCTGCGGAGTTCCGCCCGGTAATCCTTCTTCTCGTCAGGTTCGGGCTCGGGTTCCGGTTCGGGTTCCGGTTCCGGCTCGGGTTCTTCCGCACCTCCGGCAAACACGGGCAGCACACGCCCCGTTGGGAAATGAAACAGGAAACTCTTACCGAGCTCGCTGCGATGAAACGTGAGCGCTTCACTCGAAGTCAACCATGCGGTCAAAGCGAGAAGCGACAACTGCAGGCGCGTTCGGAACGCCTTCACATAGGCCATGCGGCCCCTTTCTGTTGGCCACCCTGCGGCGGCGGTTTATCTACACTCGTAGAAGGTCACTCCACGGTGACCAGGGCTCAATCCTGTGTGCTGTCCGCGTCTTCGCGGAACCGATCAAGCATGCTCGTGGGCAGTGTCCCGTTCTTCACTGCCTCCTCGATGATGGCACGCTCCTCATCCTCGGGCACCGACACGAACGGGGAATCCTCCCACCGGGGATGATCGAAAGGTTTTTCCTGTGTGGCGCTCATAACGGAACCCCCTTGTATCTTACCGGCCTCAACCGGATATGCCACTGGCCGCCAGCCTTGCGGGCCGACACGACCGCGAACTCGTACCCCTTGTCAATCAAAAACTCGCGTTCTTCTCGGTACAGGGAAATGTCCTGAAGGGTCACCCCGTGCGTTCCGCGTGGAATCTCAATCTCCAACTGGAGCGGTTTGCTCGCCCAACTCTTGTCTACCGAATCGAACTTTGAGTCACGAACCGATGTTGACAGATACGAGTCCGACCGCCAAACCCTGCCCTCAAGGTCTTTCGGGTCGATCTTCCCCGGGTCCAAGCCAAGTCGTTTGAAGAAGCTCGCGGTGCCCTGGCCCCGATGAACAAGGCCGGGTTCGGTTGTTTGGGACCGGCGCATAATGTCGTCGATGTGGTGGATCGACTTGATAGCCGATGGGGAGATGTGTGACGCACCCTCAAGGTTCCGGTTGACCTCATTGATGTTGACATAACCGGAACGGGCGTAATCCCCGAGCGCCGCGATCTCCTCCTTGCCCTTCGCGCCCTGGGCGGCAGTCTTGTTCGCATCGGGCAAATCCTCATAAGCGGCTCGCCTAAACTGGTCGGGGTCAGGCTGCGGTTTCGCCCGGCTCTCCTCAACCTCCCGAGCAACCCGGTCCCGGTCTTCCTTGGCCAGCTTCGCACGTCGGGCGGTCTCCGCAGCCCGGAGACGCTCCGTTTCGGCCTTCGTTTTTGCGATTCGCTCCGTAACGTCCTTTGATGCGGCGACCTTCTTCGTTTCCATTGCTGCCGCCTGTTTCTTCTCGGCGGCAGCCTTCAACTTCGCAGCCTTACCCGCGACCGCGTCAACATCGGCCTGTTTGACAAGCCCCTTCGGGTTTCCAAGTGCTTCCAAGGTGTACTTGTTGAGATTGTCGGTCTTGACCATGCCCTCCGGAACGGAAGCAGGTTTCTTCTTCCCGCCGGCCAGGACACCCTCGTCCTGTAGCACTTTCTTGCGGGCCTTCTTTGCTTTGCCCGGGGAAATGAACTCGGTGTCCGGGTTACCAGCGGCCAGTCGTTCGGCGGCGGTCATGTCAGACACCCGAACCTTCGGTCCGTCCGGCGTGTCCACGGTCTTGATGTTGAGCGCTTCAGCCTTGTCAATGTTGCCATCCGGGGTGCGCGGCAAGTTCATTTCATCGAGCACAGACGCCTTCGGCGCGGATGTCAGGGTGGGCCCCAACTCGCCGTGTTCTTCAACCCGGACACCCACCCTCTCGTCCCTCAAATGCTGGTAAAGGTCACGGTTGATGATCTGGCCGGTCGGCTCCGTGATCGGGGCGACACTGCACCCACACCGGTCATGGATCGGCATCAGATGCTCAACGTGATAACGCTGCGTCGAGGCGATCTTGCAAAGGTCACAGGCACCAGCGTTCGTGACTCGCTGCCAACCGTAGATTCCGTTGTCACGCAAACCAATCTCACGAATCGCCGCCCTTTGCGACAATTGACAGTCGGCCTGCACCATCGCGTCCAGCCGGTTCGCGGCACTTTCAAAAGCCGCGTCGAACGACTGGCCCTCGGCAAGCCCGGCCCACAAGGTCACAAACGGTCGCCGCCACTCATCCTCCGGAGCGACCGGACGAACAGCCTGCCCGGAAAGCTCATCGGCGGGCAACCCGAACGGCCGCCTGCCCATGTACCTGGCAATGTAGGCGTCCGCGAGCGTTACCGCCTGCTGTTGGCCGCCCCGGACCGCCGGAATGATCTGCTGAAGCCACACCGGAATGTCTTCCTCGTTCCACGAACCGAGGTTCCTCCATATCCGAAGCGCTTTCGCGGACGTTGTTGTCTGAATGCGACGTTGCGCCTCAACATGGTTTCTGGCGAGTTGCCTGCGAGTCATTGCAACGGGGCAGTGTTCAACGCTTCAGTTGCGCGTTCGGCCTCCCACTTCGACACCTCGGAGGGAGTCGCGTTCAAAATCCTTTCCGCTAGTGCCTGCCACGGCAAAATGTCTGCTAGCTTAGAGGCGGCATCAGCCGACTCAGCGAGCGACCGCGACTCGGGGTTCTTCCACTGGGTGCGGCACGGGCCCGGATCCTCACCGGTAGATGCCAACATCGCCAGCCGAATGACCCGCGCCCAACTAGGGCCAAGTCCCCGCTGATGCTTTCGTACCTTGCTGATCAGTCCCGCCTCGGCGGCACGGATCGCATCGGCGGACACGTTCACCATTTCACCGAGGAGATAGTAGGAAGGTGTTTTCGTGACCGCCGCCAAATGCCGAATATGCGCCTCAGCGAACTTGATGTAATGCTCAAGCCCGGACTGTGGAAGCTGGATGAGTTTCCCGTCCGGGTTCTCAATCTGAATGAACCGGTTCACCGCCGCCTTGAACGGCTCGGAGGGTTCCATGACCGGGTTTCCGGCCGTGTCCAGAACCGGGTCGCCGTTAGAGTCAAGCACCGGCACATAGTTGATCGGGTCACCAATCATTGCGCGAACAGGGAACGACGCGAACGCCTGCCCGAGCAAACCCGCGAACACGGTTGTGTTGATCCGGTCAACCACCGGGAGTTCCCGCTCGAACTCACCATATGCACTCCCGAAAATGCGGGGCACCCTGCGTGGCTGGCCGGTCGGTGAGGACACGGTCGAAAACCCGGCAAGGTTCGAGTTGACAGTGAACTCCACCACCGGAAACAACGGGGCCAACGGGTTTACCAGCGGCCATTCCTCACCGTCAACAAGACGCTGCCGCCAATCCTCGCCCTCAACAGGCCGTGAGTCACACTCAAACTTGAAAAGCGACTGGCGGGTGAACAAGTTCGCATACCACTTCCCGTTGTCCTCCCAACGACGCATCGCATACATCGGCTCGCCCGTCTGCGGGTCATAACTCACCACCACCGTGTTTGCGTGTTCCCCAACAATCGTTACCTCACCCTGGCCGGCCCCGGGCCACACAATCACGAAAGCACGTCCGTCCGTCAGAGTGGATTCCTTTATCTCCCTGGCCCTGGACTCCATTTCAGCCAGATTCCAAAGCCGCCACGCATCCTTCTCGGCATCTGACCCGGACGGGAACTCGAAACCCGTAACCTCGAGGCGCTCCTCGGTTGAGTCAACAATCAGTTTCGGCCAGTTCGTCACCGCCTGCCTGAGCAGCAGCCGATACTCCGTTTCCGCTTTGATTTCCTTCACATGCTCCGGCGTGTCCGGATACCCGGCGTGATACCGGTCCAGCTTGTCGTTCACCGGGATTCGCCGGTCAAGTTCCCTGCCAAGCAAATCAAGCTGAGAGGCCAATGCTGGGTCTATCTTCATTTCGGCCCCTTTCTTCACCATGCCGCAACACGGTACGTTGGCTTGTTCATCACTCCGTCAGAAATAGCGTCACTTCGACCTTTCCATGACAGGATCGCTGCCATCACAAGATCAATTTTCCGGGGTGACTTCTGCCCGTCCTTCGAAATCACCCACAAAAACGCCCCGTTATCGTCACGCATACGAGTAGGACGCTTCACCGCATGACCGACATGCCGGACAAGAACCTCGTTTCCATCATGCGAAAGTTTCCCGTCCATGAAATCCGTCTGCCACGACTCAATAGCGAAAGCCATGCTCTTCAACCGGTTCGTCCACCACTTGACAACCCGTTCCGCCCCATACCTTCCAGCCCACTCGTCAATTTCCGTTTGCCAATACGGCGGGTCCGCATAAATCCTCCACACATCCCAGATATCGAAAGCCTCCGCGACCGCGTCATGCACCTCAACGGACGGAACCTCCCACTCATCCTCGGGCACATCCGCAGGACGCTCCCACACCGCAACCACCTGCTGATGACCGGACCCGATATCCGTCGCAACAATGCCCGTTGCGTCATGGTGACGCGCACCATCGAAACCAAGGGTCACCTTTCGGCCGTTCGGGATACGCTCACCGTTCCCAAGCGACTTGAACACCTTCACATCAAACGCACGGTCCGCGCCCGCAACGATCCGGTTCAGGAAAAACCGTTCCGCCTGGCCCGGGTCACGACCAACCAGTTCTTCGATCTCAGAATCAATCCGGTCCAGATCAACCCACGGAGCGCCCGCATACGCATGTTTCAACACCCGTTTGCGCTCCCGATGGTTTCTGATCGACCCGGCCCTCGGCTCGGGATAGTCAACCAGCACATCCGGCAGGTTCACCTCAAAGGTATGTTGCGCCACCGAATCCTCTGCCGGATCCCACGCATTCGTTGTTTCCAACGACCGGCCGCCCATACCACCAAGATTTCGACGTTGAGTGTCCGCGAGTTTCGAGCCGCCGTTATGGTCCGTCCACGAATGCGTTTCGTCGTGAAGCGCGAACGTGAGGCGCTGACCCAACCTCGAGATCGCAGCGGACGTGACCGGTTCAATCAAACCCTTCGCGCCCGTCGGGCCCGTCAGGTTGATCCGTGTCTTGCCCGTATCAGGAACCTCGGCAGACAGATTCCCCAGTTCGATCATTGGCACCAGGGCGGTCCAAACGTTGTCGGTCTGATCCTCCGAAACTGCCACAACCTGAATCCACGGTGTAGCCCACGGCCGTCCCTTAGGTAGCCCGCCCTGGTCGAAACCATCGAACACAACCGGGCCGGCCGCCTCCGCACAAATGATTGCCGCCGAAAGCGGACCCTTCCCCCACTTCTGCGGACGAACCAGAAGCGAACGACGAAACCGGAAACTCCCGTCAGGGTTCAGCGCATACCACCACAGAACGAAACGCAGCTGCTCATCGGTCAGGACAAACGGCTCGCCCGCACGGTCGCCATCAGGAATCGCGCAGTTATCCTCAATCCAAAGCGCGACCTCATAGCCAAGAGTGAGATCCGGGGTCTCATCGTCCGGCCCGAGCCGCACGTTTCCTCATCTCCGCCATCCGCTCCGCAGCCGAACGACGCTGCTCAAGCTCCACAACCTCAGCGGCAGGTGCGATCCGCCACCGCCGGTCCTGACGGCCCTTCGGGGTCAACCCAAGCGAATCACGCAACTGACGAACCTCCGAAGCCATACCGGAGGTCGGTTTCCGAACCCACTCCTCGTAAACGTCCGCAAGCTGTTCGACAAGATCAACATCGCTCTCCGACCACTGCGTAGAAGCAGGATCAGACCACCAATTACCCCACGCACGACGAGTACGCGGCGACCAACCGCCCCGACCGGCACCACGAGCCGGAAGCTCCGGCGGTTTCTCACGAGTCGTCGGAACCAGATCCGTCCAGTCACCACGACGCGGTTCCGCCCGGTTACGTCTCTCCGACTTGGGCTTCGGAGCCCTTCCCCTACCGGCCATGCGGCCTCCCTTCCCCAGCCCTGCGGCCAGTCAGGTCAAAGTTTCAGATTCATACGCACAACTAATCGCA